GCGGTAAATGGGAAAGACCTGATAATATTCTGAACAACTGGCGTGTAACAAAAACAACATTAAGATTAGGTAGTAGAATTATTGGAAAGTGTATGATGGGATCAACCTCTAATGCATTAGACAAAGGAGGGGAAAACTTTAAAAAACTTTACTATGATTCAGATGTTACAAAAAGAAACCGCAATGGACAGACTAGTTCAGGATTATATAGTTTGTTCATACCTATGGAATGGTCCTACGAGGGATTCATTGATACTTATGGGTTACCTGTCTTCGATACTCCAGAAAAACCGATAAAAGGTGTTGATGGCAATTGGATTGAATATGGTGTTATTGAACACTGGCAGAATGAGGTTGATGGTTTAAAGCAAGATGCAGATGGATTAAATGAATATTACCGTCAGTTTCCAAGAACAGAGCAGCACGCCTTTAGAGATGAGACAAAACAATCTTTGTTTAATCTTACAAAAATATACGAACAAATAGATTACAACGAGGACCTACGAAATACAAACGTGGTTACTCGTGGTAGCTTTCAATGGGAAGGCGGAGTGCTCGATACAAGAGTACAATTTTTCCCACATAAAGACGGAAGATTTTTAATTTCATGGGTTCCACCTAAATATCTCCAAAACCGAGTGATAATAAAGGATGGGCTAAAATATCCAGGCAATGAACATTGCGGGGCTTTTGGTTGTGATAGTTATGATATATCCGGTACAGTTAATTCAAGAGGTTCTAATGGAGCACTACACGGACTTACTAAGTTTACTATGGAGGATATTCCAGCTAATCATTTCTTCCTTGAATATATCGCTAGACCTCAGACATCTGAAATATTCTTTGAGGACGTACTTATGGCTTGTGTGTTTTATGGCATGCCAATATTGGCAGAGAATAACAAACCAAGATTATTGTACCATTTTAAAAGAAGAGGATATAGAGGATACTCAATGAATCGACCAGATAAAGTTTGGAACAAATTATCGCCGTTTGAAAAAGAAGTTGGTGGAATACCAAACTCGTCACAAGATATAATACAAGCTCACGCCTCTGCTATTGAAACATATATAGAAGAATACGTTGGATTAAAAGGCGATGAATATGGTACAATGTATTTCCAAAAGACATTGGAAGATTGGGCTAGGTTTAATATAAACGCCAGAACAAACCATGACGCCTCGATTAGTTCGGGCTTGGCTATAATGGCATGTAACAAACATAGGTACATTCCAAATAATCCAATACAAAAAGATAGAGTCTCATTAGGATTTAAAAGATACAATAACGAAGGTTATAATTCACAAATAATAAAATAGATGATTTATACTAATAGTAATAGTTCCTTCCCAAGTCAGGTAGTACCTGATGAGGTAAAGCAAAGTTACGACTACGGTAAAGCTGTAGGAAGAGCTATTGAAAATGAATGGTTTAGAGGCGACAGAGTTGGATGGGGAACTGGCAACCGTTGGGGTTCAAATTGGCAAAGATTTCATAACTTAAGATTATATGCTAGAGGAGAACAATCTGTTCAAAAATATAAAGATGAATTGTCTATAAATGGTGACTTATCCTATCTTAATTTGGATTGGAAACCAGTTCCAGTTATTCCTAAGTTTGTTGATATATTAGTAAACGGTATCTCTAGTAAGAGTTATGAAATAAAAGCATACGCGCAAGACCCTGAATCGACTAGAAAAAGAACAAGGTATGCAGAGAAAATCGTTAGGGATATGAATGCCAAAGAGTACCTAATGCGCGTAAAAAATGAATTAGGTCAAGATTTATTTAATACTAATGATCCAAGTTCTATACCAGAAAGCGAAGAAGAACTCGAATTGCATTTACAATTAAGTTATAAGCAATCCGTCGAAATAGCAGAGGAGGAATTAATAAATCAAATATTAGATCGTAATAAATATGAATTAATTAATAGAAGATTAAATTACGATTTAACAATATTAGGTATTGCATGTGCAAAAACCAGTTGGAATAAAGCGAATGGAATTGTGTTGGAATATGTTGACCCTGCTAATTTGGTTTATTCCTATACAGAGGATCCAAACTTTGAAGACCTGTGGTATGTTGGTGAAGTTAAATCCATTAGTTTGGAAGAACTTAAAAAAGAATTCCCTCACTTAACAACAGATGATTTAAAAGAGATAGAAAAATATCCAGGTGATAATAATTATACTCGTAACTATTATGGTCAAGACTATGATAATTCCTCTGTACAGGTATTGTACTTCGAATATAAAACGTATTCAGAACAAGTATTTAAAATCAAACAAACAGAGTTTGGATTAGAAAAAGCATTAGAAAAACCTGATACTTTTAATCCTCCAACGAGTGACAATTTTAGTAGAGTTTCCCGTAGTATAGAAGTATTATATAGTGGGGCTAAGATATTAGGTCACGAAAAAATGTTAAGATGGGAAATGGCAGAGAATATGACTCGTCCAGTTGCCGACACAACAAAAGTTGAAATGAATTATGCTATTTGTGCGCCAAGAATGTACAAAGGTAAAATTGAATCATTAGTTAGTCGCATTACTGGATTCGCTGATATGATTCAGTTAACGCATCTTAAATTGCAACAGGTATTATCTCGTATGGTTCCTGATGGTGTGTTTGTTGACGTTGATGGATTAGCTGAAGTTGATTTAGGTAATGGCACAAATTACAATCCCGCCGAGGCATTAAACATGTACTTCCAAACTGGTAGTATTGTAGGTAGATCACAAACGCAAGATGGAACAGGTAATCCTGGTAAAATCCCTATCCAAGAATTACAAACATCTTCAGGCAATGCTAAAATAAGTTCTTTAATTAGCACTTATCAGTATTACTTACAAATGATTCGTGATGTAACAGGGTTAAACGAAGCAAGAGACGCTAGTACGCCGGACCCGAAAGCGTTGGTTGGATTACAAAAACTGGCGGCTGCAAATTCAAATACAGCAACTAGACACATATTGCAATCTAGTTTATACTTAACATTGCGCTTATGCGAGAATATATCATTAAGAGTAGCTGACTCATTAAGATTCCCTTTGACCGCTCAATCGCTAAGAGAGAGTATATCAAGTTTTAATGTTGAGACATTGAATGAATTAATAGAAATGACATTGCATGACTTTGGTATATTTTTAGAGTTAGAACCTGATGAAGAAGAAAAAGCACAATTAGAACAAAATATACAGATAGCTTTACAGTCAGGTGGGATTGATCTTGAAGACGCAATTGATTTGAGACAAATTAGAAATCTTAAACTTGCTAATCAGTCTTTAAAATACAAAAGAAAGAAAAAACAAGAAAGAGATCAAGCTGTTCAACAGACGAATATTCAGGCGCAAGCACAAGCAAATGCTCAATTAGCGGAACAAACCGCGATGTCAGAAGTCCAAAAACAACAAGCATTAGCGCAAACGGAAATACAAATAGAGCAAGCGAAAGCACAATTTACAATACAAAGATTACAACAAGAGTTGCAAATAAAACAACAGTTGATGGCACAAGAGTTCCAGTACAATATGCAACTGGCTCAGGCTCAAGTAGGTGCGCAACAACAAAAAATAAACGATATAGAAGATCGAAAAGATAAGCGAGTTAAAATGCAAGCTACACAGCAAAGCGAATTAATTGATCAAAGAAGGAATGATACATTACCAAAAAACTTTGAATCAGAATTTGATAACGCAGGTAGTGGCTTTGGGCTTGGCACAATAGATCAGATGTAACGGATTAACCAATTTTATAATATTATATCATGTCAGAACAAATTAAACAAGAGGGGGATTTCAAAATGCAAAAAAGAAAACCCGCAATGAGAAAGCTTGACAAAGTTGCTCAAGTTTCAAAAGTAGATTTAACACCTAAAAAAGAAGAGGATGCCATTCAAGAGCAAACAACAGATGAAAGCGTGTTGGGCACAGAACAACCCCAAATGGGATTGCAAGAAGTGGTCCAAGGAAACGAAGAGCATAAAGAGTCTACCCAACAAGATGAAAAAGAAGTAACTGTAATCAATGCTCAGGAGGAACCAGCCGCACAAGTTGTAGCGGAATTAGCAAAGGAACTTGATGAAGCAATATACGATAACAGAAACTCAGGTATTCAATTACCAGAGAATGTAGAAAAACTTGTTTCGTTTATGCAAGAGACTGGTGGTACTGTTGAAGACTATGTTAGGCTAAGTGCCGATTACTCTTCTATAAGCACTGAGTCGCTATTAAAAGAATACTATAAAAAATCAAGACCTCATTTAGACAACGACGAAATTGAATTCCTAATGGAAGATAAGTTTAGTTATGACGAAGAGGAAGATGATGAGCGAGACATCAAAAAAAAGAAACTCGCATTTAAAGAAGAAGTTGCAAAAGCAAGAACCTTTTTAGAGGACCTTAAAAATAAATACTATGATGAGATCAAGTTGAAACCATCAGTAAGCAAGGAACAACAAAAAGCACTTGACTTTTTTAACCGATATAGCGAAGATCAAAAAGCTGCAGAGTCAAAGCATTTGCGATTCAAAGATGATACTAAAAAGTTTTTTACACAAGATTTCAAAGGTTTTGATTTCAATTTAGGTGAGAAAAGCTTTAAGTATAATATACCGAATCAAGAGGCTGTCTCAGATAAACAATCAAATATAACTAATCTAGTTAAGAAGTTCTTAAACGATAATGGCGAAGTTACAGATTTGAAAGGGTATCACAAGGCAATGTATGCTGCTGAAAACATCGACACAATTGCAAAACATTTTTACGAGCAAGGTAAAGCCGACGCTGTAAAAGAAGTAGTTGCAAAGTCCAACAACATCACGACTGAGTCGCGTAAGATGCCTACAGGTGATGTATTTGTTAATGGATTAAAAGTTCGAGCTGTTAACGGCGTTGATTCTTCAAAATTAAAAATACAAAGAAGAACTTAACAATTAAAAATTAGAAACTATGGCAAATGTTACGCCTACCTTTGGGTCAATTACACCCTCACAGAAACAGCAAGCGCTGTCTACAAATTATTTAAACTTTACCGATCCTAACAATGCGGATTTCTCATCTTTTGCACAACAATATTTGCCAGAGATTTATGAAGCTGAAGTAGAACGTTACGGAAACAGAACTCTTTCTGGATTCTTGCGTATGGTTGGTGCTGAAATGCCAATGACTTCAGATCAAGTTATCTGGTCAGAACAAAACCGTTTGCATGTAGCTTACGATGATGTTGAAATCACTGATGGAAACACTATTACGATTCAAAACATTGACTTGACTCCATCAAATCCTGCTGATTACGTTGCGAATGTATTGTCAATCAACCAGACAATTGTTATCATGAACCCTACTACAGGTGTTGAATTGAAAGCAATTGTAACAAGCAAACCAACCCCTGGAAGTGGCGCAGTAGATGTTGCCTCTTATACCACTGCGGATTTAGTTACCGGAGCATTTACAGCGGGAGACATTGTTAAAATCTTTGTTTTTGGTTCTGAATATGCAAAAGGATCTACACTAACTGGTGACGATTATCAAAGTATCACTCCTTCTTTTACACAATATTCAAACTCTCCAATTATTATCCGTAATAAATATGCGGTTAATGGTTCTGACACAGCTCAGATTGGATGGGTTGAAGTTGCTACAGAAGATGGAACAGGCGGATACTACTGGTACTTGAAAGCTGAATCTGAAACTCGTTTGCGTTTTGAGGATTACTTAGAAATGGCATTGATTGAAGGTGAATTAGCTACACCAAGTTCCGCTGCTGCAAACTTAGGTACGCCTAAAAAAGGTACTCAAGGTTTATTCTCAGCTGTACAAGAAAGAGGTAATGTATTGAACAACTTCTCTGTTGCTGGTGGATTAACTGAATTTGACAGTATCCTTAAAAACTTAGATACTCAAGGAGCTATTGAAGAAAACATGCTTTTCTTAAACCGTGCTACTTCTCTTGACTTTGATGATATGCTTGGTTCATTATCATCTGGAGCTAATGGTGGTGTTGCTTATGGATTGTTTGAAAACTCTTCTGAAATGGCATTGAATTTAGGTTTCTCTGGTTTCCGTCGTGGATCTTACGATTTCTACAAAACTGACTGGAAATACTTAAACGACGCTTCTACTCGTGGAGCTGTAGCAAACTCTGGAATTGATGGAGTTTTGATTCCTGCTGGAACATCTACAGTTTACGATCAAATCTTAGGGACTAATATCCGTCGTCCTTTCTTACACGTTCGTTATAGAGCTGCACAAGCTGATGACCGTCGTATGAAATCATGGGTAACTGGTTCAGTTGGTGGAGCATATACTTCTGACTTAGATGCAATGGAGGTACACTTCTTATCTGAAAGATGTTTATGTGTTCAAGGAGCTAACAACTTCGTATTGTTTACATCTGTAGACTAATACAAATAAAGGTAAAGATTACCCCCGCGGTATTAGTGGGGGTAAATCTTACCTATTAATAAATTTTTAAATTATATTTTATCATGGCAAAAGCTGCACAAACAACAAGCCCAGAACAATGGGAAATTAAAAGTAGAACTTACTTATTAAAAGGGCCACATACACCATTAACGTATACTATTTCATCCAGACACTCGCGTAGATTTCCATTATTATGGTTTGACCGAGAAAGTGGTGAACAAAAAGAATTAAGATATGCAACCAATCAATCTTCTCCATTTGTACAAGACCAGAAAGGGGAAGCAACATTAGGGCATATTACATTTAAAGACGGTGTATTAACCGTGCCTGAAGAAAGACAAAATCTTCAAAAACTATTATCTCTTTATCATCCAATGCTAAATAAAAAATACTACGAGTTTGATGCGGTAGTACAAGCGACAGATGAATTAGATGACTTAGAAATCCAATTAGATGCAATGAATGCCGCAAAAGTAATGGATGTCGATCAAGCGGAAGCAATTCTGCGCACTGAAATGGGATCTAAGGTATCTAAGATGACTTCTAAGGAGATAAAAAGAGATTTGTTAATATTCGCTAAAAGAAATCCTAAGTTGTTCTTAAACTTAGCTGAGGACGAAAATATACAATTAAGGAACTTTGCTATTAAAGCATGTGAATTAAACATTATTAAACTATCCCAAGATCAACGGGATTTTAAATGGGCAGCCAATGGCAAGAAGTTAATGACTGTGCCATTTGATGAAAACCCCTACTCAGCATTTGCTGCATATCTGAAAACAGACGAGGGTGTAGAAGTCTATAAGTCCATAGAGAAAAAAATGGAATAACACGTAATACTAATATTAGGCGGTAGCTCAGGTTACCGCCTTAATATTATAATAAATATATAAAATGGCGGTAAGTGTAGATACAGTTTATAGAACAGTATTATTAATACTAAATAAAGAACAACGCGGTTATATGACTCCTGATGAGTTTAACAAAACAGCCGCTCAAGTGCAACTTGAAATTTTTGAAAGTTATTTTGACGACTTGAATCAACAATTGCGCATACCAGACAATGATAGCGAATATTCAGACCGTATAAAAAATCTACAAGAAAAAATATCCGTATTTGAGGAAGTGAGTAATTGCGTATATAATGGGGACTCTTTTTATATCCCCGCTGTAAGTTCACTCCCAGTTACAGAATTTTTTTCAGCAGCTCAGGATGTTTCGCAATATTCATTACAATCAATATCAAGCCAACTTATTGGCACAGGATATGCTACAGTTAGCATTGGAGGAATTATACAGGATCCAAATACTTGGACAATATCAAGTAATGTTCTAACGCTACAAACCACACCAGCGGTAAATTCAAATATAATTGTTTCTGCTTACGTAAGCAATTTATATAAGTTAGGTACAGTTATATATAACGGGGACAAAGAAGTCCAATACGTGAGACCTAATGAGCTATTAGAGCTAGGGTTATCAACGTTGTCAAAACCCTCCATAGACTATCCGGTTTATACATATAGAAATTATTTAATAAATGTATCACCGTCTTCTATAACCTCTAATATATCGGCTACATATTTAAGGAAACCTTCAAATCCAATATGGGCATTTACAACGACCGCTCCATATTACCAATATATATATAACCCGAATGCATCCGCAAACTTTGAGTTGCATGTAAGTGAGCAAACTATGCTTATAACCAAGATACTTTTATATTCTGGAATTATAATAAATGATCCACAAGTAATACAGATAGCTGCGCAACAGGCCCAAGCAGAAAATATAAATTCAAAAAGCTAATAAAGTATGTCATTTCCGAACGGAGGTTTAATAACCGAAACTAATAGACAATATTACGAAGGCGCTCAAGGTTTTCAGGTATCAGATCCGGTAACAGCGGATACATTTACATTCACGTTTAATACAGATATAATTTACGGTAGTTGGGACCAAAATGATCCAAATTATGCGTTAAACAATTTTAAATTATATACAAGTTCTGACGGGTTAAATTACAATGAAGTATTGTCTGAATATTATGTAGTTGGCAATACTGTATTTTTTGGCACCCCAGATGTTCCGGAATATATCCCAGAAGGAGATATTGTAGTAATGCAATTAAAACGTCTTGATGGCGGAAATTATGGAGATAGGGATGCTTATGGGAGTACAGTAGAAGAAAATTATGGTGGTTATTCATATATAACATTAAACGATGTTATCAACAACTTCATGGCGGCGTATGTTGGCACTGGAAAGCTTATTGGCAACGCGAAAAGAACAGACGTTATTTTCCACGCAAAAAGAGCCCTTCAAGAATTTAGTTATGATACTTTAAAGAGCATGAAGTCGCAGGAATTAAGTATTCCTACAAATTTATCAGTACCATTACCACAAGATTATGTCAATTACGTAAAATTATCCTGGGTTGATAACTCCGGGGTTAAGCATATAATATATCCAACTACATTAACCAGCAATCCAAACGAATTACCAATACAAGATTCTCGCGGTATTCCAATACAAAGTAGTTATGACGATAATATCCAATCAACTTCTATAACAGAAGAAAGATGGAACACAAATAATGCAGGTGGAGCAATAGCGGAATCAATGAATTTATACCCAAATGGTTGGTATGGATATAATTGGGGTTATGGTGGTTTTTATGGGCAAGCATATGGTCTTGACCCGCAACATTCAAATTACAATGGCACATTTACAATTAATGAAAGAGATGGCAAAATAAACTTTTCCAGTGATTTAGTCGGACTAGTTATTGTATTTGAGTATATATCCGACGGATTAGCTTATAACTTGGATTCTAGAATACCTAAACTAGCAGAGGAAGCAACATATGCATACATTTTGCATGCTATCATATCTACTAGAGCTAATCAACCTGAATATCTTGTTAGAAGATTACGCGATGAAAAGAGCGCTAAGTTAAGAAATGCAAAAATAAGACTATCTAATATTAAGTTAGAAGAAATTACTCAAGTGATGAGGGGCAAATCTAAATGGATTAAACACTAATTAAATGGCTGAAATTAAAAATACTTTTTTGCAGTCCAAAATGAATAAAGACCTGGATGACAGGCTTATTCCAAATGGGCAATATAGAGACGCGTTAAATGTGGTGATAGGTAAATCTGAACAAGATGATATTGGCACGGCACAAAATATTAAAGGTAATTCATTAATAATCGCTTCTCAGGAGGATAGCTCTTTGCAATGCATAGGGATATTTATGGATAACAATAATAACAAAATCTATAGATTTCTGACTAACTATACAGATCCGGTTCCTGCGCAGATCAATCTGCCCGAATATGACCCGAATCCGCCTTCCGGTGGTTATAAAATGAAAATAACCTCATATGATACTGTTTCAAATACTAGTGTAACATTAGTAGAAGGATTGTTTTTAAATTTTGCTGCAAATAACGAATGCCAAATTACTGGAATAAATTTAATAGAGAATTTATTATTTTGGACTGATAATAGAAATCAACCAAGAAAAATAAATGTCAACCTTGCTAATCCGTCAAAGCTTACTACTCCAACATATTACACCACTGAGACTCAAATCTCAGTAGCAAAATATGCTCCGGTTGAACCTATATCATTAATAAGAAAAGCGCAAGCAACTGTTGATACACTAACCCCTCCAAATCAATTAGAACTTGACACTGTAACTGGTATAACAGTTGGAATGACAGTTATTGGGGAGCATATTGATATAAGCGATTATGCAATTGTTACAGATATTACTGGCAACGTGGTTACATTATATCAGGCTTATCCTGGCGCGGTTGCCGTGGGAGATGTTTTAACTTTTGCAACATCCACAATGTCAGATCAAGCCGACGTGCCATCCTGGCCAGGCGATCCAGACTTTTTAGAAGACAAGTTCGTTAGATTTAGCTACAGGATAAAATACGACGACAACGAGTATTCTATAATGGCGCCGTTTACGCAAATAGCCTATATACCAAAACAAAAAGGGTTCTTTATAAATAAAGATGAATCCAATGCATTTCAAAGTACTGTTGTTAGATGGATGGAGAATAATGTTAATAACATAGAACTTTTAATCCCTCTGCCCGACACAGGAACCCGTATTGCAGATTCTTACAAAATACAAGAAATAGAAATATTGTATAAGGAATCGGAGTCTCTCGCGGTACAGGTAGTCGACACAATAGAAGTAGGTGAAATTAGCAATTCTGCGGGGGATACAAATATTTATGAATATAAATATCAATCTCAGAAGCCGCATAAAACTTTACCCGAATCACAAACAACTCGTGTATACGATACTGTTCCAACGCGAGCGCTCGCTCAAGAAAGTTCCGGTAATAGAATAATGTATGCTAATTATTTTTCAAACTATACCCCTCCTTCTTCAATAAATTACAATACCGCCGTATCTAATAAATCAAAAGCATACGATAGTTTTATTGAATACCCAAATCATACATTAAAGCAAAACAGGAATTATCAAGTAGGATTTATATTGTCAGATAAATTTGGGAGACAATCATCAGTTATATTATCTACAATAGATATTGCACAAACAGGAAGTGTAATACCGGCTCAATTTGGCGGGTCAACCGTGTACGCGCCATATATATCAGAGATTAATGATGTAACCCCGCGCAACTGGGCAGGTTCTGCTTTATTTACAATTATAAATTCACAAATTACATCTATAAGAGATATACAGAATGGCACGCCTGGATTATACGCAACGCCAACTAATGCACCAAACTCTGGATTTTCTATTATAGCCTCCAACATAACCGGCAATACTTATGTTTTTAATCTTGACTCAACACCTGGACGCAAAAGCGTTGTACCAGCTGTAGGTACATATTTAAGAGGATTATATACTGATTATGTAGAAGTATTAACATCCGTGGAAACAAACGTACCTGGGCTTGAGTGGACTATAACCACGGACGGACCTATCTCTGATATATATGAGTTTGACCCAAACATACCTTCCCCTATTCCGGACACAAAATTTGGATACTTAATAAATCCAATTGGTTGGTATTCGTACAAGGTTGTTGTACGTCAGCAGGAACATGATTATTATAATGCATACTTGCCGGGTATGTTAAATGCCTACCCTCTACAGCAAACTACTGGATCTCAAGTAACATATTCAGGCACTGGCCCATCGTTAAACAATGGAATAAATATCGCTGATTTTCCAAAGAATGAGGTGAATAGAACTGCGCATATTGTTTTAATAAATGATAATATAAATAAAATACCTCGAGATTTAACTGAAGTTGGACCTGACCAAAAGCAGTATAGAAGTAGTGTTGAATTATATGGTAGAGTAGAAAATACATATTCTAGGTCAGATTCATTTGTGGCTGCAATTGCTGGGTCTAATGCAAATGAAATAGAATACGATACCGCAACCTACCCCGATCTATTTAACGATATAGAAGTTGGGGATGCAATTTATTCTGACGCCCCTTCTTCCTCATCGGCACCATGGTATTGGAATACATTTGTAACAAAAATAGAAGCGGGGCTTCCTAATACTAAAATATATATAAGCACAAAAAATAGCTTTACAACGTCCGATTTATTGTACATTGTAAAAGGAGCTAATAAACAATATTACCCCACTAGAAAAGCGGACATAGTTTCTTCAATAGCAAACGCAATAGACTTTAATTTTTTACAAAACTCCGTAGATAATATACAAGGTACAGCTGGATTAAACCTGTATCAATTACAAACAAATGCATTAATAGGTAGAATATCAACTTCAGCGGCTATAGGGGAAGAGGGCACTTATATGGTGCCATACTTGGGCGTTTATGAAACAAAACCGGCGCAATCATTATTAGATGTGTTTTGGGAAACAAGTACAACCGGTTTAATATCTGACTTAAATTATGACGTTGTTAACGGGTTTGATGGACCTATAGAAATAAATGAATTTGACAAGGTTTTTATAGAAAGCCAAAGTAAAGATGATCCGCGAACTGTTGGTGGACCAACCGGAGTAGCGGGTTCCTCTTGGATAACGGATAACATGTACCCACTAAACCAATCCGGGATAAAGGTTATGACATCTAGTGCTTCAATAGACTCGGTCTTTATTGCGGGATCAAATAATTCTGTTGCTGGGTCTTTTGGTATAATTGAGTCTCCCGCTGCAAGTGGGGATTACCGTATATACATTAAGGACAACTTCCAATTTTTGCATGATAGTTTAACCATAAATAAATATACATTTAATGTTTCATTTGTATATAATAATATTTCATATCCATATTCTTTTGAAATTTCATTAGAAAACGAGGAACCGGCATTTTTAACGCCAGGAGGATATAATATGGAAGTTAGTTCTGTTAATGTGGGCACTGTAATTGAAACTATTGGCGCAGAAAATGGATCCTCACTAGGTCTACCTAATGGGTTGTGGTGGGAAATAACTGGTGGAAATACTGGGGGTCACTTTAGTATAAACCAAACTAATGGCGAATTGAGCTTATTAAGTCTTCCGCCTGTTGACCTATACACCCTTACAGTACAAATTACAGATGCGGTATCATTTGCTAATCCAGCATCTCCCGCGGAATTAGTTACACCCGGGGAAACTACTTTTTCGAGTAGGTCCGCCACAGATACAATAATAATAAAATCTATTCCTGCACAATTAAATAGTAAACTTAGAGGATACAATTCAGGTCCATTAGTATGGCAAAACGCTGGCCCAGATCCAACCGAACCAGTGACCGCTAATAAAAACGATCTTCAAAAAGTAGAGAGATTGTCACATCCTGCTGGGTATGGTTTAGTATATGTTGGTGCTGAGGCAGGTGCAACAATACCCGCTTCAGTAGGCTCTTTTAATCCAATACCTAGGTACGTTAGAATGCCTAATGTGCCTACCTCTAATAGAGAATTTCAAACTGTGCAGAACGTAGCAGTTAAGAACGGACATTCCCCAACCGCTTTGTCTCAGGGAACGATGAGATGGACAATAAATTTGCATGGACACAGAATGCCTTTTTCCACACCGTCTGGCCCAATACAAAACTGGCAGTTCCAGGCAGCCCACGCAAGCTTCCTATTATATTGGAGAAGGCTGGGGAGTACAGACCCGACTGATTGGAAATTAGCTGACTCAGTTAATATTGGCGGGCAACCTAATACAGATAATAATTACAATTTTACAAATGTAGCATATGATACATCTGCTGGTGGACCTACCCCTTATACAAACATTGGCTTTCCAGGCGGAAACGTTTGGCAACAACAAAGTATGGCTGGTAGAGTGTGGAATGTAACTAAATCTACCGCAGCGTCTATGAGAAGTAATGGAGGTCCGGATTTTAATCCTCCATCGCGAAGAGGTCTTTGCTGGGGTTCTTTTTATACGCTTAAAGAATATGCTGAGGGGAATAATTGGTATAATGGGGGCCTTGACATGTCAAAATATGTTCTTGATTCCAATGAAGTGTTAAATTATAGAGGAGCCCCAGATGTTTATTGCTCTTTTTATCAAAGGTTTGTCATGCAAAGAACAACCCCGCAACCTATCCCCGGCTTCCCAACTCCTAATGATTATGGCGTAGTTGGTATTCTTGGCGTAAATAGTAGCAGTCTAAACCCCATAACTAGTAATGTGGTTTACTATAGAAACGCGATGTCAGAAAATGACGGCCCAATAACGCCGATTCCAGACGGGCGAGAGGCAATAAATAACTGGAGTAATAAAGACCTTGTATCATCTAGAAATAAACCATGGGTGACATCAAGCGATGGCGGATTATCTATATGGATGTATCCAAGTATAGGCTATTATAATACCAATCCAAATGCTACAATAAAAAGGTCTACTTCTTTTACAACTTCTACACCAGGTGAATATTGTCTGGCTGTTAGAATGATAGACACTTCAAATGTGGCATTTAGAAAAACAATAGATGGTAAAAATATTGGTCCATACGTAACTGTTGAAATAGCTGACGCAAACTATACATACGATGGCAGCGGAAATAGAAATCCAGATACTGCGTATGAATATTATTTTAGAACAAATGACGCTGGTGGAGATCCATCCGGTGTACCATTAAGCACTCAAGACGCGCGAATTTGGGATTTCAAAAGAACAGTCGCTGCTCGAGCTGCAGTTACTATGGACAATGTAATAACCCTGACGCAAGCTTCTTTGAACGCGCTGCCTCCAATAATGTTAACGGACGGAATGCAAGTATCAGGAGGGGCTATTCCTGGAGGTACAGTCATAACTGACGTGGATGAGGTAAATGGGACAATAACAATCTCAACCAATGTAACACTATTAGCGGGAGCCAGTTTTGATATAGAACCACAGTCCGGCATACCAACGTCTGACGTGGTATATGCACCAACAAATTACGGTACGGAGGTTAAATATTTTTATACAGATTCATTGATGACGCAAAAATGGACTCCGCCTATTGCGGATGCTTTTTATACGTTCCGCAATAAAAATCGTGATTATCAATCAGGCACGGCAGACGATGATAATCATCAACCAGATGTTACTAATCAGCCTAATTTTTGCGCTAGATTTAACGCGCAGGGTTTGGTTTCTACGTTTAATGACGCAGGTAATTTGTTATGGAACCCATTTGCAATGTATGAAGGTCCTGAAAGATTGGAACCGGCGCAAGAATATGATTTCTTTTATGTAAAAGATGTGCCTGCTACAAAGAAGTTACCTCACTTAGCGCCATTAATAATGACGGCATGGACAAATAATAAATCTAAAACGTGGACAGACTCAGAATCTAATGCACGGGAATTCGTAAATAATTACCACGAAAACATTACACAGGTAATTGTCTAAAATATAGAAAAAACAAGTAATTATTAAATATGGCTGCAACATTAGAATTAAAATACTTTAACTCATTCTGGCTGAAGAAATTAAAATCAATTACAACCGTTAGGGATACGACGGGTGTAGTTGACGGAGCCGTTTCATCTGACACAATAGTATTAGACGCGCCAAATCCATTAATAGGTGTTGGGCAACGGGTTAGAGGAAGCGGCGTAAGCGCGGTAGAACCATTTGTTACAGGTGTTTCCGGACCAACAATAACCGTTAGTTCTGTTCAGACAATAGCGGATACTACCGAATTAGAATTTGGACCTATTGTTGATTTTACATATATCCCCGCTGCCTATGAAGATGATATAGCTGTTGACTGGGTAATTGAAGAAGCTAGAATACGGGGCGGGTATAACAATACAATAACCGATTTAGGAGCAAAAGCTTATGTTGAGGAAGATAAAATTAATCAAAAGTATTTGCCAAACTACATAATATATTCTGGATTATATAACCCTAAAACAAATATCAATAGTACAAATCAGTTCCCTACAGGCGAAGATATAACTAGATCTGTTGATCCTTCAAATGGATCAATACAAAAGTTATATGCTGAAGATACTAATTTAACGATATTTCAAGAGTCAAAAGTTAGTAAGGCATTGATTGATAAGCAAGCTGTTTATTCAGCCGATGGGCAGCCAATGACAACATCTGGTCGTATTGTTATTGGGCAGATACAAGCTTATGCCGGCAATTATGGTATAAGTAGAAACCCAGAAAGTTTTGCTGTTTATGGATATAGAAAATATTTTACAGATAAAAATCAGAATGCTGTATTAAGATTATCGCAAGACGGCATAACAGAAATATCAGCATACGGAATGACTGATTATTTTAGGGATTTATTTTTTACATCGGGCGATAATAGTAAAATAACAGGAATGTGGGATATGCATAATAAACAGTATGTATTATCTTTGCAGCCATCGGTAAATAATGCGGGCCAAAGAACATCAGTAGAAAATTATACTACATTGTCGTTTGATGAAGATTCAAATGGATGGATTAGTAGATATTCATACCGACCTGAATTTGGCGGAAGTTTAAAAAATAATTTTTATACGTTTAGAGGCGGTGGTATATGGAAACACTATTCCGATTCTGTGAATAATGGTTCTTTTTACGGTATCACCGCGCCGTCTACAATAACTTTTGTATTTAATGACTCCCCATCTACTGTTAAGAATTTTAGTACAATCAACTATGAGGGAAGCACAGGATGGGAAATGGAGTTTATGTATACCGACTCGGACACCGCCGCACCTGTTGTTGCGTACACGCAAATAAATGCATTAAGCGCAATGGAGACTCAATTGTTTTCTAATAATTTTAAAAAGAAAGAAAATAAATATTTTGCCAATCTTATGAATACAACTCAAATAGGGCAAGGCGATGTTATTTATGGCCAATCTATGAGTGGTTTAAAAGGCTTTTATGCTACAGTAAAGTTTTCATTAAATAACTCCTTATATGGATCCCCTGGAACCCGTACAGAGTTATTTGCTTCCTCTACAAATTATTCAAATTCATCATATTAATGACAAATGAAATTCAATTAAATAAAGAAAATAGAATTATAAGCAAAACTTTTATAGATAAGGTCACAAGATTAGAGCAAGATTTAATTGCAAGTGACTTACCTGGGGTAGTTGTAGGTAATTCGGATTCGTTCCCTTTAAAGCATTCTTTTGCGCATGGTATTTACATAAGAGAAATGTTTATGATGAAAGATGGTTTAGTAGTTGGTAGACTGCATAAATATAACCATACTTGGTTTTTATTAAAAGGTGAAATTGAAGTAGCAACTGACGAAGGAGTAAATCATTTTATTGCTCCTTGTTACGTTAATGCGCCGGAAGGCACAAAGCGTGTAATACATGCGGTAGAAGATTCCATATTTGTTAATGTATTTTTTAATCCAGACAATATTACCGATATAGATGAATTGGAAAAAATATTAACATTTGATTCTTACGATCAATATAATGAATACAAACTTTTAAAAGAATAGATTATGACAATGGTAGCGGCAGGAATAATAGGTGGAACCACCGCGCTTGCATCTGTAGCGAGCGGGATAATAGGAATGGGCTCGGCTGATAGAGCGCGTCGCGAGGCGGCTAGAAGAGCAGCGGCTTTGAACGCACAAATAGCATCTATTGAAAAAAATAGGCAAGCAATAATAAACCCGTTTGCCGGAGTTAAGAATGTTAGTGGGTTAGCAAAGGACATGTCCTACCTTGCAGATAAACTAAGCAATCCTTATGCAAATTTAGGTGTTGCTACTAATGCTGCTAAATTTGAAGCGGAGCAAATTGATTTATCATTAGCAAATACGTTAGATACGCTTAGAGAAACCGGAGCAAGCGCTGGCGGAGCAACCGCTCTAGCACAGGCGGCATTAAAGGCTAAACAAGGAATTTCGGCTAGTTTAGAACAACAAGAAGCTAATAATGATAAATTAAGAGCTCAAGGTCAGGCTGAACTCCAACAACAAAAAATTGGCATTCAATTATCAGAGGCACAAAGGATGCAAGGTATTCAGATGTCTGAAGAACAAAGAATGCAACAAGCCCAGGTAGCAGGGAAAGAATTCATGTTCCAAGCTCAAGAAAATCGGGATATTGGTAAATTGAATAGATTAAGCTCTCAATTGGGTGGCGCACAGCAGCAAGAGATGCAAGCGGCAGCAGATTATACTGGCGCATTAACCGGTATGATTGGTGGTGTTGTTAGTGCAGGTAGTCAAGTGGCTCAAGCAGGGGTTGCTAGTAATTGGGGCAAAAAATAATAAAAATAAAATATGGGAGCATACGAAAATCCAGAAACAGCAATAGATACCCAATCGGGGCAACATTGGAGAAATTTGCAACAAACTATAACAGCCGCAGGGCAGAATGTTACGAATACAATAATTGCCAGCCAAAAAGAAAAGGAAGAGGAAAAAAAGAAAGTAAAAAAAGAGCAGAGGGCAGCGGAGGATAAGAAAGTTCTTTCCAACCAGGCAATGGTATTGTCAGACTTTAATAAATATAATACCGATGTTAGTTCTCTTAAAGTTACTAATCCCGGCGTTGATTTTATTGGTCTCAGCATGGTAGGAGATGATTTCGCTAAACTAAATCAAGAAGCTAATGATCCGAATGTAGACTCATTTGCTTTAAAGAAGAAACTTGTGGGATTAGATGGCACTATAGACCAAGTAAAAAGCTTTATTGGATATTCGGCTACTGCGGCCGAGCAATATGCTAAAGCTGGCATAATGGGCATGAAACAACAAGGCGGGATAGCAAGCGCTAATTCTGAAGAAACTCTTGTTCAAGCTAATAACATATTTAGCAAAACTCCTAATTACAAGATTGATTATAATAATGAAAATGGTGAGCCAAACATGATCGTAAGATTTAATGAAAACTCTTACCCCTTGCCTAATGGGAAAGCACCAAAAGATATTAATTTGTCGCAACTTAGTACCATATTAAAAAATAATGGGGACATTATTAGATACGTGCCAAATGCAGAGGTGGTCATTAATAACTCTTTTAATAGCCCAGTGTTTAGAGGATTGTTAGGCACTAAAAAAGACGATAAAGGAGTAGAAACTTGGGACGGAACAATTTCAAAATATACGAAAGAAGTGCCAGGTGAAACACGCGAAGTAAAAGGCGCTAATAATGCAATAATGGAAGTTACTACTTATAAAACAGTAGTAGACAGAAAAGAAATGGAGAAAGATCCGGTCTTCCAAAACCAGATAAAAGCTATCTCTGAAGGTATATTGAATGAATCATTATATGGAGGAACTGATCTATATAGGGATGTATTAATACCTGCATGGAACGCTCAGCACCCGGAAAAAGAACAAATAGAGGTACCAAGTGACCCTAATCAAAAAGTAGATCCAAAGGAGTTTGAAAGGTTATTCACTCCATTTTATCTTAACCATATACAGGATTATCCCGCAACAGTGGAGGGTAAACCAAAGCAAACAATGAGGGTTATATCTAGCGGAACAGGAGGTTCCGGCGGCGGAGGCAAATCAGGTGGAAAAACAAACACAAGGGAAGAGCAAATAGCTGCCAATCTTTCAATAGCAGATGACGGCACAGCAGGAGATATAGTCAATCCATTAAATAAAAACCAAAAGTTTGTTAAAGACGCAGAAGGGAAATGGGTTGAGTATGTTAAAGAATCACCTGGAGCTGGATTTGCTGCTGAATGGACTGAAAAAAGAGGGAAAGGCAAGGAATGGAAAACTATTGATGGCTTAAAACAAGCCCATCCTGAACTCTTTAGAAATTTAGCTAAACCAGGATTGCCAAGAAAAAAATAATGACAAACATAAATTAAATTATGAAATTATACAAAAGCACCGAAGGATACGAATATACAGAAGACGAAGTTCTAACAGCAGCTAAAGAAAGCAATATGTCAATTGATGATTATATTGTTGAATTTGATATAACTCCAACGGAAGAAGGTGAGCCGGGAAAGAAAAAACCTGTTGCGGAAAAGGGTGCGCCTGCAACAGGGAAAGCAAAAAGTACGGCATCCAAGCCGGCAACTACTTCTTCGGCCTCCAGAAAGAAACTATTTAAAGAAGAGGTTCAACCTCGAACACAGGCTGACGGAACTTTCGTTCCAAAGCCAAAGATATTAAAGGAAAAACCCGTAAAAGAGCCATCTATAAAAGAGAAGGTAGAAGAGGGTAAACAAATCATGCAGAAAGGCCGTGAAAAAACTAAGCCAATGCGTGAATTAAAAGCTAAAATATCATTGCCATCAGAGGAAGATATTCTAGATATATCAACAAATGTTCAGGGGAATGACTATGATAAGTTAGCTCCTGAAGAAAAACTATATGTAGACGATAAAGCAGTTAATATATTACAAAACGCATATGGTAAAGATTCACAATATGATTTATCACCTTCTGAAATAGAATTAAAATCCAGGGAAATACTTTCAAAAGCAAAGCAAACTAAAAAAGAAATTGCAGAGCAATCTTATGGCAGTAAATTGCTCAATGTAGATCTTTTAAAGGGTTTAAATTATTTAGGTGAAGCATTTGCTTCTGTTCCTGAAACAATATATACTATTGGTGCAATGCCACAAAATATATATGCAGCAATATCCGGCGACAAAAACTGGGAAGCTAGTCCGGAAAAGTTTAAAAAGACTTTCGGGGTAGAAAATCCAATTATGGATAAATTTATAGCCGAGCAAGAACGTCTTGGCAAGGCACAAACTATATACAATAATGCAAACTACGACTCAACCAGTATAACAGAAAACATCAGCGATGGTAATTATGTTGATGCTTTTAAATTAATGGGAAGTGGCTTAGCGGAAAGCGCCCCTATGAGTATAGCCATGATGGCTGGCGGCGCAGAATTAAAATTAGCAGAGTTAGCGGCCGGGTCAACAGTGATGTTAGCAGGTCCAAATATAAGACAGCAAGAAGAGGAAAATCCGGAGCAATCAGAATTAGCTTCCG